TGTTTTTAATTCGATCAAGGAACGTCCGCGTGTCGATTGTGAAGGTCATCGCTGGATCCTGCATGTAGCCATAGAGGATTCCATTGATGTCCTCGATCCGCCGCATCCAAGGCGCAGGCGAATGATTCAGCTTAACCACGCCGACCTGATCCAATACCACTGGCTCTATAAACTCGTTTCCATACTTGCAAAGCGAGCGAGCGATTTCCCAGAGTTCATTTTCGACTTTGAGATTAACCTCTAGCATGTCATTAAGAACGTGATCAATGGATTCATCCGAGGATTCAAACCACATGCTTTTCTGCGACATCACGTCCTGCACTGTCGCATCGTCGGCAAACAAATCAATGGCAGCACCGAGTTCAGGGAACGCATCCATTTCGTCGTAGTCAGCATAGCGATTCATCAAATCTTCTTCGATGCGAACCGAATCAGCTATCTGCCCGTTGCTGCCGCCTGTCTGCCCTGCAAAGCCTTGCTGCATATAAAAGGAACCGCGTGACGCCTGATCCCAATAGCTGCTAGGCAATGGCAGCACGTTGTTTCGGTTAAAAACCGTCCTAATCAAATCCAAACTGTTTCCCGCGATTCCCATTATTTTTCCGCCTGAACTCGAATTCAATTTTTAAAATTCACTCAGCCGCGCTGCACAAAGTCCTCTGGATTATACGTCAAATCGTCAACAGTGTTATCCATATTCACCTTTTGATACTTAGGCGAAATCGACTTTGGCTTGGTCTTTTCATAAACCTTCACTCCAGCTAACTCCTGAACGCCTTTGCCCTTCATCGCCAACGCCTGATCCAAAAGATTGTCCACGGTGTTGCTGTAGCGATCGGTGATGCTTTCCTGATAGTCGGCCATGCTTTCCGACTCCGCTCTAGGGTTTAAAGTGATGCCCTTGCTAGGTGCCAAAAACTCACCCGAGTATCTTGACCTGAAAAGAGTCCAAACCACACCGCACAGCGCATCAGCTAAATCTTTTCCCTCACCATCGGGATGATCCACTTTTTCCGGTCCATCTTCCAGTCGCCGCAATTCCCTATATAGGATTGGATAATCATAACACTTGACCCGGCCTTCATAAATTGCGGATCTCAAATACCAGTAGGCTTGCTTGGCTTTTGGAATTCGGCCAATAGCGGTATTGACTACGTTTTCCCCACGCGATGAGATTCCCGTATCGACAGAATAGATTCCAGCCTTGTAGCCATTTTGTTCTAAGGCTTGACACGCATCCCTGGACTGATAGGTATCCATGCTTACCTCGGCAATGTGAAAGCCGTGCGATGAAAACTCATAAGTAAGTTCTCGCACGTTTCTAAATATAACTTCCTCGTCTTTACTGCCCTGAATAGCCAAAACAAAATCGACGACAAAGACCGGCTGATACTCAATGATTTCTCCGGACTCTTGAACCGGAACCATCCCGCCAACGTGAGCTAGGCAAAATCCAAATGCATCGCCTGTGAAAGCTGGATCATAATGAAGATGCCTTGGTGCTTCAGGGTTTAACTTAGGCACCCACTCGCCGTTCGGCTTTCTGTCACAGAGCGCATACCAATTCATCTTATAAGACCGGCGCGAGTCCCACGTATTCGGATCGTCAAGCAGCGGGCACTGGAAGGGATGAATCCTATCCTTGTCGATCATCTCGTTTATTTTTTCGACTTTAGTTATGAAGTTGGAAATAGCAATTGTTGAAACACCGGCAATATCTCGCAGCGACTCCTCAAGGTTGGCCTCAAAGTCCGAACGGAAATCCTCTGGGATATCTATGACGATCGCGTCCTTATAGTTACTGACATCTTCACCGTCCAATATAATCTTGGAAGCATAGTCAATCGTGCCAATCAGAACCCTAAAGGTGCGGTCGCTGAAGCTGCCCTTTTTCATTTCAAGTATCGAGCGATCCCTGACAAAAGTGGACAGCGTTCCCATCGCTTGTTCTTTACGAACGAACTGATCGGTAAAGGAATCGACTGTACTCTTTGACGATACGAGCATGATGATTCCAGGCAGCTTGCCCTTCTTAACATAGCGCGACTTCATACGGCGACGAACCGAATCAAACAGGCGTCCCGACTTGCTTTCGCCTCCCCAATTCTTGCCGTAGTTAAGCGATGACTTTTTAACCCTTCCCCAAAAGTTAACTTCATCAATAATGCCGCCAAAAATGTTCATGCCGATAATGGACGTGTCCGTTGACGATCCAGCAATAATGGCCAAGCCTTTAGGGAAAACAATTTCCGCTTTTAAATCTTTGACCGGAGGAAAGTCGTATTTAAAATAAGGTGACTCTTGAATCTTGTGCGCCAGCTGCTCAAACACAACGCGGCGTGCGGTTTCCTTGGATTTGGCGAGCGAGCAAAAGCCAATGATAGAGCCTGAAGCAAGGCCATATGATACCGCAGGATTTTTCAGGCAGCTCGCCTCGTAGATCATTCTTAAAACAGCAAGGTGAGAAAATGTTGACTTGCCTGAATTATGAGACAGCATGCCGTAGGCCAAATAGCTGTTGTCATCGGGAACCATAAGATCAAAAACAGGAATGACGTTGTCAGTTTTTTGAATCGACCTTATCTCTTCCCAAATCGTCTCGGTATCAAAAAAAAGTTCATAAGCATGAGCATGCATATGCGGCCACTGCTTGCAGAAATTTAAAACATCAACGTGACTCACCTTAAGGTCGGCACTGTCCCGACCGCACCATTTAGCGTATTTTGTAGCGCCAATGGAAACCTTATGCTTCTTGGTCCAAGCCAGGGCATCACCATAGTTGACTGGCAGAAAATCAGCGTGAGACTTTTCGACTTTGCCCTTGATGACTTCGACCATGATGTTAAATTTATTTTTTATGTCTGGTCTGATTATGGAAATATGCTCGGCAAAAAGATTGATATTAGACTTGCCTGATATGGCCAAGTTAAAAGTTTTTGATATTCGATCAGCATGAACAACACGCGATCTAATACCGAAGCGTTTAAAAGCCAGCGTCATGTATTGAAGGAATACTTCGAGATGAGACGTGAAAGTCACAGAGCAGCTGAAGTAATTATGAATGCCGCTATAGACGGCTGATATCAAAGCGCCTCGAATGAAGCCTGCTAAAATTTTATTGGATGATTGCAGAATTGGTTTTGGGATCGTGCGGTATTTGATTGGATCGGTGATGTCCAGTTTTTTAAAGAGTGCGGTAAGATCACTCGCGTCCATCGACACATAGATGCTCGAAGGCTGAGTGAATTTTATTTGAAGCTGCATGCAAAGATCAGTAAACAGTTTCATCCGATCGGGATCGGACTTGATGAACAGATAGCGTTTGACGCCGTTGACTTCCGTTGCGTGCAGTTTGCCTGCCGAGCAAAAGATGCCAGCCCACTCTGCTTCGGCGACTGTTATGTCAAAACGAATTGGATCGGACGTGATGAACCGTGGCGATCTGATCCGGTGATACGCTGGATTGATTTGATCGGTTCTCACCCACCCGTCCTGCGTCATCCACTTATGCTCGGCTGTGGCCTTGATTGTGAAGCCATTGGCGATCTTCATCTCATAGACGGGTTTGACTCCATTAAAGACGCCTACAGCCGTTTGCGAGCCTCGCCAAGGGTTTACATCAAAGGCTTTGCCAGCCAGCTCTTTAAGCTGTTCTATTGATCCATCGGCAAGCTGGATGAGTGTATCTCCTGACGCACAGCCAATTCCGCCGCACACAACTGCTGTATCATATTGGCTTGATTCAAACAGTTCGACTAGATCATCCTTCCAAGGCTTATAGATCGTTTTGCCCAAGGTCCCCATATAGTAATCGTCCTCAATCCATTGAGTGACGGACACCATTTCCCTATCGAGTTCCATAGCGTTTAGATCTGATTCGAAATGGGGATCTTGGAGGATTTCATAGAATACCGCACGCTCTTCGTCACTCATGTTTTCAAGGTCGCGCAGGATGCTTTCGTTTAGCTCTTCGGCAGTGAACAAGGAATAAGACTTAAACCGATCGCTTACAATCATCGTACTTATCCATAAGTTTTAAGCGGATTTACTTTTCAATTTTATATTTATCTTTTTCAATCTTACAGTAGAGTTCACTAAAACAGGGCATTCGGTTTTGATTCTAGCTTTAGCGATTTCCAAATAGTCATTGCTGATTTCAATTCCAATAAATTTTCTATCAAGCTGCAAAGCAGCAACGCAAGTAGTGCCTGAACCAAGAAAAGGATCGAGCACTATGTCGTTAGGATTTGACCATGACTTAATATGATCTATTGCAAGTTTGATTGGAAATATAGCCGGATGTTTGAACGCATCTTTGTAGCTAGAGGATTTCCCATATCCAGTTGAATACGTCCATACATTAGTCCTCGATCCTATGATGTTAACAATGTTTCCATCTGAGCCTGATATTTCTGTTGAACCGTCTATTTTTCTGATAGTTCCTGTGAATTTTTTTCCACCTAGTTTGTTTTCCCTGTCTTTGATTAAAGAACAAGTTTTGATTTTTCCCTTGGAAAAAACAAACATATACTCAAATACTCCAGGATACTTTTTGTGATTGTGTCTTGTAAAACTACAATCAGTTTTATGATAAATCATTGTGTCAGCAAGATTTAAACCTATGCTCTTAAAATAAAGAGCCTGCTTAAAACTTGTGCCAGTCTCAGATCCATTGAGTGTAGAATCAGCTACAACCCAAACAATCACTCCGCCTACTTTTAAAACTCTTTTTAGTTGGTTCGCAATAGACTCGAAATCAAATGAATAACCTTTGTATTCTCTCAGATTGTCATATGGAGGCGAAGTGACAACTAGATCAATTGAATCATCGTTAAGGCTTTTCAATACTTCAGAACAATCCCCATGATAAAGTTTATACATTATTTTTTTCCAATATTATTTTTGCATCAAAAAGAACGA